TCTGGCGAATATTTTTTCTGTACACTTTCAAATCTACTTCGTTGTTGTTTTCATGTAGATTTGAATTTTCTGTATCAAGTATCCACTCCATCTCATAGATTATTTGTTGGTCGTCAAACTTTTCGTCAACTTCTTCTAAAGTGCCTTCAAATAAATTTTCATTATCTAACCAAACACATTCTACTTTATATGCAAATTCGTCTACCTTCATTGCATCTTTTACAATTTGTCTCACCATTTTACTCTCCCTTTGAGGGGGCAATGCCCCCACCTTTTTATACTTCATTAACTTTGATTGCTTGGAGCAATACACGTTTTCTTTCGGATGGAGTTAGCTTTGAAAGCACCCCCAAACATTGTAGCGCATGTGATCTGCAACTATCCTTAGACATGCGGCTAGTATTACTAGGTTTACTCTTCGATGTTTTTTTAACCTCTGTCTGTAAACCGAGCTTGTTGATTGTCTCTGGATTTAAATCTTTGATATTTAATGCCATAGTGTTGTCCTCCTTTTCTGGCTGTAAATAAAAATCCTCAAAATCATCTTCATCATACTCAGGCAAATCTCTCATCATTAACTCGCCCAATCCATAAGTGAGTTTTTCCTCTTTATGGTAATATCCGTAAACGCAACGTTTACCGTCCTTACTGCAATTATAGGTGTCGTGAACCAAGCCATCGATGAACGTTGTTAGATGATTTGAAAGTTTTAAAATCAAAACTCCGTTTGGTAATTCATGAGGGTGAACGTGAACTTTACATCCAGTTCCAATTCCCATTGTAGATACCCACTTGAAACCCAACGATAAAATGTAATCGTGATAGACTTCTTTATAATTGCCTTTGCGAGGAGTTGAACCTTTTTCTTTCAATTTCTTCGCAACTCTTGTTCTTCTTGTTTGAGCATGTTTCTTGTTAAGATTTTTTAAGTCATCATAAACTTGCTGATAAGGCAATTTAGCCGCAATCGCTATCGCTCGAACTACACAGTCACCAGTTTTGCCTTTGTAACCAGCATCGGCTCTGCCACCATCGTTGTAAATAAATTCTGCCATTTGTATCTCCCTTCTGGGGGCTTATGCCCCCACATTCTCTCTCTGAAATGATTGCTCTAAAAAATCTAAGGCTGTTAAACAATCCAACAAATGTTGAAACTCTGATTTTGTATATTGAGACCTTAAATAATTCCTGTCATACTCAAGCTTGTTCTGCTCAAGAATAATTGCGGTATGATCTTTGTCGTATCCCCAATCTGTATATTGAGCTATCATTCTATCTACGTTGTTCATCTTACTATCTCCATTATTGCGTAGGAAAATCCCTACCATTAAAGTGTACTTAATTCTCAAAGATTAGTCAAGCACAATTATGTTTTGTTAAAAAACAATAACTTAGATGTTTTAGAGAAGTATGATAGAAAAGACTAAAGCAGCAATTGCACCGCATAAAACAATTACTACTACACCCCCAATTTCTAAATCGTGTATGAATTTATCGTGAGCTTTTTTCTTTTCGATACGTTGTAATCGTTCAGCTTCTTTTGCTTCTGCGATTCTTCTAGCTCTCTCAGCTATGATAGATTCCCAGACACCAGCTCCAAACCTCATGTTTATTAGAGCTTTCATCTCTTGCATGTGTTCTTGCGCTAATTTGTAGTTTATTGTTTCTTCGGCTACCGAATGTATTGAGAAGGGGTCTTTTTGTGCTTTACTTCGTTTTTTTTGTATTTCTTGTTCACCTCTGAAAAGATCATCAATATGGTGAGCAATATCTGAAATATCGTTTGCTGTATTGATTGCGCCTTTGATTCCCTCTACTGCACCTTTAACAAGCGCAATACCAGCAAGTGCCTCTGCTACAACCATTAAACAATCAGCGTAACAACAGTTACAGCCGCTCCTACCACGCACAGTGTTGATACCATTGTGAGACCTTCAAGACGCCACATGCGCTTATTCATATCTTCTAGCTTTTCCACCAGACCTTTGTATCGCTCCTCGCAGATAAGCTCATGCGCTGTCAATTTATCCATTTTTAAGTCTTTATGATATAATTTAAAATTATTGTTGGTTGTACATTATTATGTGCCTCAGAAGCATCTGCCGATGAAACACCAGAAACACTTACACTTATAGCAGATGTATTTTGTCCAGCATTATTTCCCTGATTGGCACTATCGTCAAAGTCAATACCATCAACAGCACTGCCGCCACCAGTGGTTTTCTGTAAACTTGCACTAACTCCGTGACTGTGACCAACTAGCCCTGATTGTGCAGACGTATTTAAGTGTGTCTCTGAACCACCAGTCGCTCCAAGTGTATCACCATCTAGACCACCAGCTTGATTTGTCAAACGATTTGCACTCGACCCACCCATGTCGTCTTGACCAGCAATAATCCGCCCTCTCAAATCAGGTAAATTAAATGTGGTTGAGTTATCACCAACCCCATAAGTAGTGCTTATAGCTGTAAATAGATTAGCATAAGTGGTTCGACTAATGGCTTGTCCAAAACAAAATAAATATCCTGTAGGAGCAGATGCACCAGCGTAAGGAAATACGAGTCCTGACGGTAAAGTAAATTCAGCCACTGACCCAAAAGATAAAGCCCCAGCACCATCTGTTTTAATAAATTGACCATTCGTTCCATCTTCGGAAGGCAACGTAAAAGTTGTCGAAGAAGATAAAACAGATGGAGCTTGTAGCTTTATTGAAGCACTAGCGTCATCATCTTGAAAATTCAAAACATCAATACCATGAGTACCATCTGCAAAATTTTTCAAATGGCTCATTTGTTCTCGCAGAGCGTTATTTATATCAGAGACTTGCATCCCCCCCTCTGCTAAGGATATACCACCAATATCCGTATTAGAGGCTGCTGTTGAGCTATAGTCAGTTAATTTATCCTTAGCCATTTTTTAGTCCTTAATCTGTTAAAAGGTATTGGCTACCTTTGGGTCTAATTGTAATACTTAATGGTTGCTCTTCTAATAAACTCATCATCATCTCTTCTCTGTCCATAGGTGAAGCTTGTGCCTCTGATAAAAGCGAATCAGACAATAAACTAGGTGCGTTTGCCGCTAAAAATGGTGTAGTTCCTTTGGTTGCTAAAGCTGGTAATTTTGCTACATTTCTTCCAAAAGAAGGAAATTCATACATGCTAGATAAAAGCGGATAACTTGGCAGAGATGCTAACGTTTTCATTGGGCTTGTCATTAGCCTTCCAGCCGTTCCAGAATCTCCTACGGTCGAACCTAGAATATCTCTTGCTTCCCTAGCTCTGACTACTTCTTCTGCTTTTCTTCCTCGTCCTTTTTGCTCTTCTTTGACCAATCGACTAGGAGTAAACACACCCTGTCTGCTCACTGCGGCATCTGATATTTTTACAATTGGCATCATATTTCTATATGCTTTGTTAGCAGCTTGTAGGTCAGGTAAATCAGGATTTTGTTTAGCAAACTCATCCCTTAGAGAAGATTGCACCTCTCTTAACAACCTAGTCTCTGTAAGTTTGCCCTGATTTTTTAAATTCCTTATAGCTTTGGACATTAAAGCTTCAGATTCTTTAAATCTTTCACCACTTATAGTTTTGTTAGCACCACTAGCAAATCTTCCGTAAACTTCATTTATAATTTTTCTAAAATCTTTTACATCATCTGGAGTGAGAGAAACTCCCCCTTTATCGAGGGATAACATCGCTTTACCAATAATCGAATCAATTTTTGTATTTACTGGTTGAACATTTAATTTTGCTTTAGGTAAAATTGCTTCATAAGACTCTGCAATGGCATCCATAGCTTTATCAACAGCTTCTTCCCCAGTAACTCCAAATGGCAATTTCACGCCAATCGGAGCTAAAGCGTTGTCAATAGTCTCAGTAACAAATTTTTGTTGCGGTTTAGCTCTAGCAGCTTGAATAACAGGTTGCATTAAAGGGCTTGATATTTTCTGCTCTATTGAAGATAGAGGCTCGCCATACGCTTGCCCGATTGTGAGGGGAAATCCCCTTTTTATCATTGATTTAGCACCCTCTTGCAAAACAGGAGTAAGCTTTTGACCTATAGCACCGCCTACCGCTCCGAAAGGAGCAGACATTGCCCCAGATTTTGCTCTTTCTGTTAAAGTAGGTGTATCAGATGCACCAGCACCATAAATAGCACCTTCCGCACCACCAACAGCCATTGCTTTTTGTAATGGGCTTGCTCCTCTACTTACTCCTTGTAAAATAGCCCCACCACCAACTAGTGCTGTAGGTATTGCTCCGATAATTTCTGCACCGTAAGCAACTACAGGATTTTCTTGTCTATAACGATCAATGTTTTCTCGAACATCTTTTACAATCTCTGAATAACTTGCATCAGACCCAATTGACCTTAAAAATGCTTCAATTTCGTCACCAGTGCCAAAGGATAACCCTTGAGCTGCTGCCCTACCTATGTCAATCAAAATGTCTGTATAAGTACGACCTTCTTTCGGAGCATTTCTAGGACTTTTTGGTAAAGTTGCCATTTACATATCCTCTTCCAGTAAAATCATAAATTCATTAGCAAAACCGTTAAAATAAACATCACCTTTTTTTAATTTACCGTCCTTAATTAATTGAGTTAATTCTTCATCTGTTGAAGCTCTTTGATAAACTGAACCCATTTTCTCATCAGCAAAAGAACCAAAACCGAAATCATTACCGTTTTTACTTACATATTCATCAAATAATTCTAACCTTTTTTTGTTATAGTTCATAAGTTGTTTCTGCATTTTTGCTATAACTAAATTTGCTTGTGGAGTGTTAGCTAACCTAACCGTTGCCCTAGCAAAAAAATCCATATCTCTGTCGGAAGAAGCACCAGAGCCAACAACTCTCATTCTAGGTGTTAGAAAAGCGGCTGTGCTTTCTATTATTTCTTGGTTTGAAAGATTTCTTACATCTTTATCAGAAAGAAAACCTAGTTCTCTACCTATTTGTCTTAGAGGCATTAAAGCACTTTGTATTCTTCCAGTTTCCGCTCCACTAGTTAACAAATCAATTGCGATATCTAGTCTTGCCCCAAGTTCTCTATCAGCATTAACTTTTTCTATCATATCTTTTCTAGTTGCTAAAGCTGATTTATATGCCTCTTCTTTTTGTTTATCACCACCCATAAAAACCGTTTGTGGAGACTTTTTAAGTAATTCTTTTATATACGCTTTCCCTTCTGGTGAAGTATGGTCAATTCCAGCTAATCTTAGCTTTTCTACAAAAGCACTATCTTTTGAAGCCCTTTTATATAAAATCTCTAATTCTCTCTCACTTAACTCAAATTGTTTTTGTTGTTTTGCTAAATCTCTTTCGAGAGCTACACCACCTAAGTAACCCTCTCTAGCCGCCCCTAAAGCCTTGCCGAATATCTCTCCAGTGGTTCTAGGCACTGGAGAGTATCCAGACTGCTCTAGCAAGCTCTGTGCGCCACTGCTAATAGCCATACCAACAGGGCTTGTAGGAGATGCTCCTAAACCAGAGCGAATTTTGGCTAACATTGAAGATGGGCTTCTTTGCTGTTGCATCTTTTCATTATATTCAGCCATTGCCTGTAATGGGCTAGAGACAGGTAAACCAGATATTCTCAAATTAGACATAGGTTTAGGTGTGGCTGGAATGTTGGGTCTGGGAATTGGACTTGCAGTGTTATTTATAATATAACCAACAGGTCTTTGCGTCATACCGCCTTGACTTGTAGAATCATAAACTGGAACTCCCTTTGAAAAATAATCGTCAAATAATCCCATTATACTTGCGCTCCTAATAATCCACCGCCCAGTGCATATAATAGAGGGTTAGAAGCCCCCATCTGTGATGCCAATTGCCCAGCCCCTAATGCGCCTCCAAGAAAACCAGCAGTAGGATTAGCATAGTAAGGCGTAGCTTGTTGCGTTCCTAATGCACCAGAACCACCTTGAACTAACGTCATGTAATCTGCTAGTTTCTGTAATGGTTTGTTTTGCTCAAACGTAAAGCGTTCGATATCAGCGGCTAGTTCTGCTTGCTCTTGAGCTTCTCTTGCCGCACCAACTTCTGCTAACGTACTACTTGGAGCAAGTCCAAAATTAAAAGCGGCTGGGGCTTGAGAAATAGCATTTTGTTGCGCTTGAAGTGCAAATGGAGCTAATGCTTGAGCCATTGCTTGTGTGCCATACTCAGAACCATATCTTCCAGCCTTACTCAACGAGCCTTCAACTTGTTCAACGACTGGTTTGAAAGCAGCAGATAGAAGGGGATTTGTTCCCATTAAATTTTGAGCTACAACCTCTTGTACACCTGAGACTAATGGATTTGGTTGTAGTGCATATTGTCTTCTCGCATCCAACGCCATCTCAGATTCTGGGCTGAAATCAACAACTGTACTTTCTGGGTAGAACTGAGGTGTAGGACTTTCATATAATCTTCGAGCTTCCTCAATCCCAAACTTTAAGAACGGTTGTGCAAAAGGAGTTGCACCTGTCGTCGAAGTTAAGGTTCTAGTTGAACCACCACCACCTTTACTCATTTTTCAAATCCTTTACTAAAACTGTTGATGTTGGCAAATAATCTTTTAATACTTTTTTCCATCCATGCCTTCCAATAATTTCAATCCCATCACAACCATGACTTCGAGCCCAATCACAAATTTTCTTTTCCGCTTCTACAAGTTCTTCTAAATCTCCACCAGCTAACCAAATTCGGCAAACAGATTTATTTGGATAATCTACTATTTCTGTTATCATAGCAGATTTTTCAAACGGAAAAAACTGGGCTGTGCCTTGCTCCACGGATTTCCGAACATCTCCCAACTGATGACTATTATGTGCATATTTCAAAGCCGCCTCTATATATTTTTCGCACCTAGCCCAATCGTTATCCAATAATTGCATATCCAACAACTACATTACTCCCAAAACTTGAATGTGTTACAACAAAACTACCGTTATTTCTGGTGCTAATAAAAGGGTTGGAATTTGTCATTGTATTGTTTAACCCTGTAAAAAATATCATGCTATCCTTCGAAGCTCGAGGGTCTGTAACAGTAGTGGTTGTAGTGCCAGAAGAAATAGTAAACTCACCAGTGCAATTCAACTTTCCATTAATGGTATTATTTAATATTTCAGCAATTTGTCTAGTCGTGGCTAAAACTGGATTAAGTAATCTAAAATTAGATAGTCTCGACATTACCTTCCCCCAACTGGCGTACCTTCGTAATCTATGCCTAATGCATTACTCCAAGCACCAGAAATTAAAAACTTGGCTCTATGATATCTGCCCTGACTGCGAAACGGAGCAAAACCATCATTATTCGGTGCAACAGACGCTGTAAACGTAGCATCAACCGATTGATTGTTTCTTGTGCCTATTTGCAGATTGACTGTACCCCCCTCGTAGTACGGAAACACTTTTGTTACTAATGTATGTTTGCCTAAGTTTAACGTAGCTTCCGCTGTTTCAATCGTTCCTGACAATGGAGACCCAGTAAATGCAAATATTTTTTGTCCAAACGCACCGCCAAACACATATTGCCCCCCTTTAAATAATCTTGAGTCAACATTCGTATTTATGTTATCCACTAAAGTATTTATCTGATTTAAATTGTCTGTTGTGTATCCACTGGCAAAAAATGGTGATAATAAATCTGCTTGTATTTCAAGCAAACTCCACTTGTTCAACACATAGTTGTAAACAAGTATTTTGTCTGGTTGACCAGACGAAGACTGGGTTGAAGTGTAACTCCACATAGCAATCTCTCGATTAGGATCAACGCTTGCAGATAACCTATCATCATAATTTGAATCAAAATCAGATAGAAAAAAATCATTAACTTTTTCTGTTCCAATTGGCGTTGAACGCTCACCATTGAAAGCATAAAAACCATCATCAGACAGATAAAATACAAGATTACCGATATTGCAAACGGAATGTTTAAAAGCGCATCCTTTTTGTGCTTCTACTTTGTCAAACTGCCATACTAAGGGCAAACCAGAGTAGGTTGCTCTAAAAATAGCTCTTTCAGTCAAAATCGTGCAATATTCTCCACCGACCAACCCAGTTATGTTACCAGCATCAGGTAAGTCTTGAAAATCGGATTGATCAGTACCAGCCGTCCAACTGTCTACTGCATTGAAACCTGACCATTGCACTCGAAACGGTATGCGACCAGTTCCAGAATCTAAGTTAGCCACCCAAATAAAATCTCTTACAGTAGTGATAAAATCTGCTTTGGGGGGAGAACCACCTAAATTTGAAAAATTAGAAGAAGTTCCTAACTGAAAAACCTGTAATTCTTCACCAACTCCCCCTGACGCAATAACAAAATTTCCAAATTGTATGAATCTCCATCGCTCATCTGAAACTAAATCATACGCTGGGCTACCAGCCTTACTAATATCGTCAAGATTATTAGTACCAGAGTTGTGCTTATATAGTTTACCGCCATCACCAACAAAAAGATTTGCATTTCCAGCATCATCTTTTGCAGCGAAAATCCCTTTTATGGTACTATCTGCCGCATTAGAATATTCAACAAAAGATGGCATACTTCTATATCCTTTTGCTGCTGGTATAACATTGGTGGCTGTTATTGTGCCACTTGCAATTGGTGGTTGGTCTGGCAACCATTCCGCAAATTCAATCATTGTTCAATCCAATTCTGTGCAGTATCAGTTACAATAGTCCAATTTTCTGCATCTGACGATATATCACTCCAAACTTCTGTAGGTGATACAGCGTTTTCCCATAGAATTTCACCAAGCGTTGATGTGTTAAATTGACTAGACATTGTTTGCGATCCAGAAAATATAGCTGTTAAATTTTGACTTTGTAAAAATTCAGATACCATGTTTGTTGTGCCTGATAATACTACATTACCCGAAGTTGTCTTGATAAATAAAGCAGTAATATTACTGGTTGCGTCTTTTAAAACAACACCTGTACTTCCTAATCTAAAATCAAATGTTATACTTGCAGATGAGGGTTTGACTATACTGGAGCTTTGACTGATTACAAAATTAGCAATTTGTGATGAAGACAAACTTAATATACGAATTATGCTACTTGTTTGTGAAAAATTTGCAGACATAGACGCAGATAGTTTTTGAAGTCTACTCGCACCTGTTGTTTGTGAAAAATTTGCTGATTGATTCGTAATGCCACTGAAAATAAAATTAATTGATGAAGACTGAGTAAAGTTCATAGAAATATCTGTTGTACCTGATAATATGCCAACTCCAGCAGATACTTTACTACTTGTGCCTATCATATTACAGCTACCTAGATGAATCTGTGTAGCTTGTGTAGCAAAAGGGGCTTGTGAAAAACTTGCAGAACCAAACATCATTTTTTTATCCCCAAACCTTTGTACTACCTACATAGACTTCTGTCACTTGAACACTGCCGACGTATATTGCCGTTGGCGTTACTGAACTACTACTTCCCCCAGACGAAACAATATATAAACTAGTTAGATAACCTTTGTCGCTAAATTGTGAAACCGAATGGTCTTTTGTGTACCTAAATTCGACAGTATCGCCATTCACAAGATTACTACTTCCACTATCGGTACTACCATTTCCTGATATAGAACTAACTTGAGTTCCATTAATAAATAATCTTGCAAAATCATAGTTTTGCTCTGAGGAAACAGAAGTAGCCCAGAATACCTCACCTGACCCAGAGACAGTAAATTCAATCGTGCCAGTGCTGTTATGTGTTTGGTTAAATGATTCAGCTGTGAATGGGTCAGATTGCGTTCCAGACCCAGAAACGGTCATAGAGGTTGGTGTGCCATCCGTTAAAGTAGCTGCTGCTGGAGTAACACCTATTTTAATGTTATTTAAATTGCTACCGCCACCACCACCACCGCCACCACCACCGCCACTAGGCATGTTGCCAATGTAGAAACCAAGTGAGCCGATATCTAAGCTACGATAGTATCCTAATGAGCTTACGACAGGCGCAGACATTAATAAGTCTCAATTTCAGCGGAGTGTAAATGAAATTTCTGCGCTATAGTTGCGCTCTTCTCAAACCCTAAATACAAAGCTACTAGAACACTGGTTATTTTTGTTTGACCTGATGTTGGCACACTATCATTAGGACTACTGTTACCAGATAAATTGGAATATACAACAGTCGGTGTAGAGCTAGTGTTTATGGTATGGTTACGTGCTACAATACCTAAATTATTGGGAACTGCACTATTTCTAAAATGCGTCACAGTTCCTAAAGTCCTTGAAGTTGCCGTACCAGTAGTTTCGTAACTCATTGAAACTTTTAAACGCAAATTATCTGATGCTTGTGTATAGTCTGGCACTTTCAATTCAAGTGGAATACAAGCACTTTCCATATTAGATAACGAGCCTTCGTTGGATTGATTATATCTTACCGTCAAAACATCATCACTTCCGACTGTATCATTCCAAGCTAGGTGAGGTGTAATAACTGCATCACTGGTGATGTTATGCGTCCACAATAACAACACTGGTTTTCCATCATAATCATTCGCCTCACAGCTAAACATGGCAAGTTTGACAGCCGTGTTATTCGTTTGGTCGTAATCTGCTGCAATAGCATTTACTTTCATATCTGGATTAGTTGTTTTATAATTATTACCATTACACTCCAATAAACCTACGTTACCAATGACAATTGGATTGGAAGAGTTACCTTTTTCTATCTGAGTATCCCACCAATTATTACCACTAAGTTTTAAGTTTTCTTTACAATATGCAAAACCTAAACCAGAGGTAACAGCGGCAGTAGGCTGTACATAACTTGTGCTACTCCACGGACTTAATTTACCGACTGTAGGGCGAGAAAGATTAGTTCCATAAGTAATGGTTGGTCTGTTACCAGAACCAAACCAATCTAAAAATCCACCTGATGATAGTTGTGCGAAATAATATGAAGAATTATTCATAAAATACAAATTAAAGTTATTTGTACTAGCATCCCCAGTAAATCCTCTTCTATCTCCTGTGTTAGATGCGAATTGAAAAGTATCACCAATATGAGTCTCTGAACCGTTTGTCAAAATGCGAAAATAGTCGCTAGATGTTCCTATTGATAAAGGTTTTTTGTAGACACTACCGTATCCATATATATATTGGTCTCTTTGCGATTGACCACCACCCTGATAATACTCGACATTAGTTGTCGAACCATAAACATAATTACTTCCAGCACCCCACCAATGGAACTGGTAAACTTGATGAGTAAAAGTAGTCTCAGAAAAATAATTATAAACATAGGCATAACCACCACTCGAACCATAATGTTGGGTGGTTATCATTGGCATACGTAATAAATCGAATTTAGAGCCATCATTATATATACCTAGTCTCCACTGATTAAAATTACTTTGCATACCATTTTCAAAAATACTCCATCCGTCTTGTGATGTTGTGCTTGTCCAACCAGCACTAAACTTTATTTCAACAGCACTAGTTCCTGTTGCCATGTAATAAGTTGCGCCACTTGGGAAGTTGTGTTTGTTGAAATATGTGTCTTTTAAGTGATAGAGAGTGAAAGGATTGTTAATATCATAACCTTTAAATTGAAGTGCTTGTATAAAATTACCGCAAGCATTGAAATTTAACTGACTTGAATTGCTATCACCATTATGAGTAATAAAGAGAGGATGAGTCCAGTTGCCTGTCATTGCTTGACAGATAGTGTCAGGAATAGCAAAAACATGACTTATACTACTACTACCATTGCCAGAACCAGCGTTCCAATTTGGAGTTGAAAAGTCTTGTGAGTTACCACTACTTCTAACAAGATTTGAACCAGAACAATAAACATCCCCCCAACTTTCAAACAAAGTAGAAAAAGGCAAACCCTTAAATCTGAGTTCATCACCATCAGCTAGTGCCACACTGTTATATGTATGAACGTTTGGTGAAGCTGTACTTTGATTATTCAAATCACTTAAACTAAATGGGGCTGCATACGTTCCGCTACGTGTGCTTGTATCAGTAGTTCCATTACCTTGCGTACTAGCTTCAAGATATGGGTCACACCAATAAACAGTCATTGATTATTCTCCCATTCTTGTGCCACACTGACACATTGTAATAAAACTGCATGAAATGGGATACCTGTAATATCTTCATAAACAACCAGTTCTTCACTAGTTTTTGAATTAAAACATCGTATTTTCACTTCATTGAGATTAACGTCTGGATGAAGCACTTCAAAATTGTTGATAATCATTTTGTATCCGCTAGGTTATAAAATAAATTGTATTTGAGTCAGGTGATGACGGTAGGGCTGAAACGACAGCTATATGCTTATTGTCTACCGTGTCAGCATTTGTAGCTGTGGTAGCTGTAGCGGCATTACCAGTAATGTCACCGCTCGTAAGAGCTAATGTTCCAGCCGTTGCTGGTAGCGTTATATCGACATTCCCAGAAAATGCAGAATGTGCTGGTGCTTTCAAAGCGGCATAGTGTGCGTTAGCACTTTCGCAGTATAATCGTAGCTCTGACTGTGAGCCTGAGTTTGTAAGGTTTAAAATGCCAGATTCGTTTAATGCAACAGTGCCTGTCGCATCAGGTAATGTTATGGTGCGGTCTGCGGTTGGGTCGGTAGCAGTCAGGGTCGTTTCGTTATTATCGCTTGTAGCCCCTTCAAACATAATCGTTTGTCCAGAATTTAAAAATATATCCCTATTGAATTGAATAAGGTCAAATTTCATTTCCATATAAGTAAGAAGAGTACCATTTCTTATTGCACGAAACACCAACCTATCACTTTCAGCTCCATCTGCTACTGAACTTGGGTGAGAACGAATTGAAGAGTATGTTATCTTTTCTCCAGCATCATTTTCTCCTGAGAACACAATCTCACCCATAATATCATCATTTGCTGGACTAGCACTGTTGCGATAAAGGTCTAGTGTGGGGTTTTCTGTAGCACCAGCGTCATTACTCTCTATCAAAACGTCTTTATGAAATTGATTTACCCCAAAACCTATTTGATAATAAGTTGTACTGCTTCCACCTCTAATTGCGTTAAATTTTACGGAACTATCCTCAGTTCCATCAGTTTCATCAGTAATTATTGTTTCAATTTCTGCATAAGTAGTTTTTTGACTAGCATCATTTTCACCAGAAAAAGTAATGTGTCCTATTACATCATTTACTGCTGGACTTGCGCTGTTTCTAAATAGGTCTAGTGTGGGGTTCTCTGTTGCACCAGCGTCTGTTGAGGTAAGGGTAAGGTCGCCTGTTATGCTTTGGTCGCCAGTATTTAGAAGAACAGTACCTGACGCATCAGGTAAGGTAATCGTTCTATCGGCTGTGGGGTTGGTGACAGTGAGGGTCGTTTCATGGTCATTGTAAGCTGAACCCTCAAAAACAAGATTATAAGTAGCACCAAGATATATAGATTTAAAAAACTGGTTTTTACCAGCAACCATACGCAAATAAGTAGGAGTTGAGCCGCTTTCTGCTACAGCAAAATCTAATTGTCCAGCTTCACTACCATCTGTTACTGTTATAACTACTGCATCAATTCGTGCATATTCTACTTTTTCATCAGCATCATTCTCTCCAAAAAACTGTATTTGACCTAAGTTGTCTACAAAAGCTGGGGAAGCGCTATTACGATACAAAGATAAAGTTGGTTGCGCAGTATCTCCAGCATCTGTTGAGACAAGGGTAAGGTCGCCTGTGATAGAAGCATCACCAGTTCCACTGAAAGCATTTATTGTGGGGTTTGTGAGAGTCTTGTTTGTAAGTGTCTCAGTGTTTGTTAACAAAGATACTGTACCTGTGGCATCAGGTAATGTAATGGTCTGTGAAGTTGAGAGAGAAGAAGGGGGAGATATATCTAAATCATGTGTACCTGTGATATTATCAAATCTTATTAATTGCTGATTCATTAAATGAAAAATTGATTGACCTAAAATCATAAATCTTTGTCGTGCAGTTCCTTCTTTTATTCCAAATAATTCAAAACCCGCAAAATCTTCTGTTCCATCAGTTACATCTCTTATTCTTGCTTCTAACGTACCAAATTCAATATTTTGGTCTGCGCTATTATCGGCAAAAAAAGACAACCCACCAATATAATCAAAGTCGGCTGGTGAAGCACTGTGCCTAACAAGTTTGAGTTCTGGTGTTGAATTAGAACTATCATCTGTGGCAGTAAGGGTGAGGTCTCCTGTCATTGTGTCAGATTGGTCACTTCTAAGGAACTGTGTGCTGTCGAGGCTGTCAAGAGTGGTGGCATCTACGTTAGTTAGATTGCGTCCATCTGATGCAATTATATGACCACTCGCATCTAAAAACACTGCCTTCTCTGCTGGTTGGGTGCAAAAAATATTCTTACTTCCACTTGACCAACTTACAGCCGAATCTGAATTACTTGATTGTAAGATTACCGTTCTGGCTAATGTTGTACCAGAGGCAGTATATGTGCCTATACCAACCTCAAAATCAGTGCCATCGGTGCAACAATAATATGTTTGATTACCATCCCCAATTGCACCAAAACTTTCAAACCCAGTTTCTGCTCCAGATAATGTATAAGTCGCTGTTCCAGTTGTTGTTGTAGTTTCTTTGACACGATCTGCTAATACTAAAGCCATTTTACTTTAACTCTATTGAAATGTTACCAGAATTTATTCTAAAAATATCTCCAGTTTGAATTGTTTTGGGATTATCTAATTGACCGACAAACAGAATATTACCGCTTGTTGATGCGTCTGCAACAAAACAATGCGTAACGGTATTGTCAGTGCCTGTGGATGCGGAAAATTCAATATTATTGGTATTACTACAGGTTTGAGTATCAGAACTTGCAGCTGTTAACGTCCAATTTGCCGCTGTCACTTGTTGTCTAGCGTATGCTCCAAATGTAGCCTCTGTTAAAGAACCACCCTCTGCGTCAGAGACTGCTGTTGCTAAACCCACGTAAATTGAATTGCCAAGCGTTGCAAAAGACCCAGCATTGTTTTTAAAAATAAAACTAAGAAGTTTATTTTCGAGATAAGTTGTTGCCGCATTTGTTGTTGCCATTTTTTACTCCTAATTAGCCAATGAATCTTGTCTTGAATATACTGATTTTATTTGTAAAGAACCTGTACCATAATGACTTCTTTGTTCATCTATCTTTACTTCTTCGAGCCCTCTAGTGAATTTACTGTCATAGACAGTGGCTCTTTGTTCATCAAGCAAATAAATATAGGCTTCTGCTAAAGCACCGTATAAATATAATTCGGGAGACCGACTAAATAATGTAGGAACTGTTGAATCAGAAATAGACGGTAATGTACCAATATAAATTATTTCCATTTGGTAGGCGGTGTCTGGTATAGGTCTTACTTTCATTTCAGAGCCAACAATACTAAAACCCTCTGGTTTTCCACTAGCGTTAGTGCCATAAGTTTGATCTAAATTGGTAGGACTATGGTACGTCAAAACTTTTACTGGATTGATATTAAGTTTTACTTCCCTAACTTCTCGAAAGTCACTGGGAAGTGTAATGTATTGGTCAGAAGGCGTTAAATTAGTTGTAGCTCTTTTTTCTTGCTCTCTGGTTTCAAGCTCTCTGCTCATCCTACCTTCAGCAAGCTGAATAAAGGTTGGTATCTGTGAAGTTAAATCATCTCTTGCTAGAAAATCAGCAATCGTGCTTTTGAGTTGTGTATAATTTGTTATGGTCATATATTTCCACCACCAGTGCGAAAAGCTCTGTTTTCATTACTATTTAGCCATTGTTTCCAAGCTTTGGGGTTATCTTGAGGTCTACCAAACTTTCTTACAAGTTCATTGTAAATAATGTTTGGTATTTCAGCTACGTGTGCCATGTGTTTCTGCGAACCAATCAATTGACCTTTTCGCCAGTCGTTAGACATTTCTTTATTGAGTTTTAACAAAGGGTCAAACGTCTGAGTCTCAACAATTCTGCGAGAACCATCTGTATCTGTAACTAATTCTACTTTTTTGCCATCTATGTTTTTAATAGGTTGTCTCATATATCACCCAAAAAAGGGGGAGTTATACCCCCCCCTTCGCTGTATTAAGAACCATTTAGGTCTAACACCATTGCATGCGCTTTTGGAGCTAAAACTTTCAATGACCATTCAGTTACAATTTGAAACTTCTCTGCATCACCAGTGGGTGCAATTTCGTTCTCTGCAAAGTTGCGTCCATTGAGTGTACAGATTGATGCAAATTCTGGGTCAATTAAAAAAGTTCTATCATTGCCCATAAATCTGGATGGTATTGCTTCGAGCTGACCAAAATCTGTCAAAAACACACTTGTTGAACCAACAAATGTTGTTTCTTTTGCAGCAGTCATATTCACCTGATTTTGAACCAAGTTGTTTGATACTGTCAAATCTGAAAAGTTTGCTCTATTCGTAGCAGACATAACCATCAAAGATGGGTTGCCACCGTCCGTCCATGCATCTTGCATAGCATCTTCAATTAACGCCAATGTTAAAGCTCTGTCAGTACCGCCAGTAACTGCGTCAGTACCATCGCCAGATGCAAATGCACCCGAACCAGCACCTACAGAACCATTGGTTATCCAGCATGACAAAGAAGCTGATTTGCGAGGGTCAGAACCAGAACGAGCAACATCTGTATCTCCAACGGATTTTTCGATGTCTCTTCTTAATTCCAGCCCTTTTAAAACCTTCTGGTACTGAACTTCCCTGTCTCGACCAGCTTTCTCAACTGCGTCTAGCGTTTTGGAAACAGCAACGGACTTCTCACTAATTTGGTGATGATTACCAAGCCTAACGGTAGCAGTTGGTGTACCGAATGAGCTATCAGCTCCCTCATTCACAAAATTGGTAGCTGATGCTGCGGCAAGTTCTTGGATTTGCCACTCTGTGAAGATACCGTTTGAAGTTTCTTTTTTTAGGTTTGAAAATAATGGTGTCTCTGTAGGATCAATCCTATAGATAACATCCGCTAACTGCTCTCTTTCACCGACAGCAGTAGAAGTAGTGTGTGTAGCCATGTAAACCTCCTTAGTTTTTTCGGCTCATTAAATAATCAACAGCCGCTCCGATAGATTTTTCTTTAGTTAACCTATCCATTGCTTGCTGTTTAACACGATTTGCAACTTGTGTTTTGGTTTTTGGTTGACCAGCTTTAGCCATTTTAGGAGCTTTTCTTGTGCGCTTTTTGACATTGGGGGTTTTTTCTTGCAACTTATCCCACTGCCAAGCTTTATAAATAACCTCTATTGCTCTTGCATCAGTAACATTAGTTATTTCTTCCTCAGAAAATCCGATTCTTTGTTGAGCATACTTAATAACTTCAACTCTTTCATTATTTCTTTTATCATCATCTTTCCATTGAGGTAATCGTTCCAACATTTCTTGTCTTTGTGCATTTAAATGTTCACGAACTTTTTTTTCATTCTCAATATTTTGCTCCTGAGCTATCCTTTGTTGCTCTTGCTGAATACGTACCAATTCTTGTTGGTTTTTGTCGTATTCTGCTTTTGCGAGGAATAACTCTTTTTCATTATAACCTTGCTCTGCTAAAGCTCTCCAGTCAGGCTCTGCTTGAGTTGTCTGCTGGATTTGGTTTTTTAAAACCTCAAGCTGTTGAGCGTAAGCATCTCTAATTTGCGTTGCTTGCGACATCTCCGCTTCCAGAGATTTGCGTTGCTCAGCGAGTTCTTGCTGACGCTTTGTAAATACAGAAGTCCTAGAATAACCGTTTCTGAGTTCGTCCAACGTGACCTCAACATCCTCACCATCAATCTTGACAGTGTATAGTTGAGGTTGTTCTTCAACCTCTTCTTCGACCTCTTCTTCTTCAGTATCATCAGCTTCAACGACTTCATCTTCCTCTAAAATCTCAGGCTCTTGCGAGTTATCCTCGACTTCAGTTTCTAACTCTGTCTCCACTGGTTGAGCTACTTCTAGCTCTTGTTGCTCATCGTTTGCCGTATCCGTAAGGGGGCTTAGAAGGCTATCAACTGCATCGTTTAATGTAAGATTTCGATTCTCTTGTGAGTTATTCGACATTGTTATTCCTTTTTATCAAAATTTCTTGTTTGTTTTCAACCCTTGTAGAGTTGCTTTAGCCAATTTACCATCCTCAACGACATTTTTGATATAATCTTGAAGGGCTGATAAGTTTTGACATAATAAATACAATCTCTCCCTAGCTTGCGTATCTTGTACGGAACTTTGCTTCCATGCACTGATAAATTCACTTTCCAAATAATCAAATGCTTCTCGAAGTAACTCGTTACGTAGTAATACCTCTGCCTTAGTTCCTCTATCAATTTTTTCACGGATTCTTCCCTCATTCATAACAGTCTAACTCTAGGCATACTATAACTAAAATCAATTGGTTCAGCGTCTAACAAATTCATTGGTTGGTCTAATAACGAGGGTGTCGGAGTGTAAGTCTCATAATTAAATGCGGATGGTATCTGACTTGCAAATATCGGAACACAAGCTTGTTGGTTTACATCATACGTGTAACCTGTTGGGCATTGTCCAGTGACAGGGTTTGGCGCAACAGTTTCTGGCTCTTCCACAGAATTGTTCATTTTATCGAGTCTAGCCTGTAAAGCAGCTTGAGGATCACGCCCTATCAATCTTCCAAATTTATCTCTAACACCAACAATGTTTCCTTGACTATCTAATATTGGATACCCACCTTCCTGTTTATTTACTAACTCTGGATTTGTTAATGTATCAAACATCATGGTGTTATTGAGATTAGCTAATCCTGTTCCTAAAAGACCAAAGAAACTAGGTATTTTAATTCCAAAAAGATCAAAACCATAATTTTTTGGCTCTTCCAATTTTGCTTGTAAGTTGGCAGTTGCTTGTCTAATTTGCTCTTGTCTCTGTAAATTTTGGTCTCTTGTCAAACCAGCGTCTGGGATACCTCTTTTTCTTCTTTCTTTTCTAGTCCGATTAAATGCTTTCTGCATTTCACCAGACTTATCCTCTCGAATTTGTTGTTTTAAAGTTTTTTCATCAGGAGCTAACATTTTATACTCTTGGTAAATTTGCACTTATTTGAGAATCAGTAACTGCCTTTGCAACTCTTAATTCAGATTCCATCTGTAGTTCTTGCTTTCTGAGTTCCAAATCCATTTTCATTTTTTCACGTTGTAATTCTATTTCCATCATCATCTTTTCACGTTTGAGAGCAATATCAGCTTCTGCTTCTTGTTTCTTTAATTGCATTTCTGCTTGAACCTGTATGGTGGCTGGGTCAGGTTGTGGTGGCTGTTGCGCTTGCTGTGCCTGTGACATTGCTATTTGTTGAGGATTATTAAAGAATAAATCAGCGTCTTTAAATCCACCTATCTCAGCTATACTTCTAAGGGTGTTAACATATTGCCCCATGCTTACTAGTGGATTGTTTGCACCCATTTGAACTAATATTTGTTCTTGCTTAGCCGCAATTTGTGTCAGAAATGATATTTTTTGTTCATCATCGGCTGTACCCAAACCAACTTGTACAACTACGTCAAACTCAGATGTCCACTCTCTTGGGTCTATCGGCACAAAACTGTTTCTTAGTCTTACAATACGAGGCTTATTATCAAACTTTGTTACCAAATGTAACAATCCTTTATACAAGCTCTTCACGCCTGTTTCTGCCATGTTACGAGCATAGCTCTCTAATTTTATTTGAGCCCCTCTCACGGTAGCTGAAATCGCACTTGCGGTAGTAGATTGAAGGGCATTAGCATCTAAGCCCATAGAAGCTTTACTCATGCCAGTCCTTTGTTCTTTTATCTCATCTACATAATCCATAAGTGGTCTTACTTCCCCACCTACTTGAGTCCCAGTAATAGGTCTTACAGCACCACTTTGACGAACTCTTATAATACCACCAGCCGTGCCATCTAGCACATCATCAATGTTCGCCATACCCTCGACAACTTCCATTCGAGGGAGTGTGCTTGTGTAAACGCTATCTAAATATTGACGCAGAAGAGTAGATTTAATGACTTGCAAATCTTTTGTCATATCGAATACAGAACGACCAACCAATCGATGTTGCATTAAAATCGGACTGACTACCGCAAATGGAATGTGGTCAAATGGTTCATTAAAGAGAATATGAGAGCCATCTGCGCCAATACTGCAAACTCGCCTTCTCTCTGCTATACCATCGCCATCAAAATCAATATTAATAATTGATTCATAATACATTACTTCTTTCAAAGTAGGGTCAGAAGCATCTGTTCCTGTTGTTGCCTCAATATCGCCAAATCTGTTTGTTCTCTCTTCATCAACAGACAAATCAGATTCACCAGCAAATGCCTCTACTTCTTCTCTGTCATAACCCATAGATACAAGTTCTGAAACTGTCATGCTTGTGCGATGACAGACAAAGTAAGCATCTTCGAGACTCGTTGCTCTACGATTAACCAAGAACTCTTCTGGTGGTACGTTTGTAATTTTGATTTTGCCTTTTTTCTCAGTAACCCTAACAACTAAGTTGTAAGTCGTTGTAATTGGAACTTCCTGACCATCATCATCGGTATAACTTTCAACAATTGTTTCCTCTTGAGACACAATCGCTATATCTGGATTTTGCAGAAGCATGACTAACTCTGACTCAGATAGATTATTGTATTCTTCTTCGTCTACTTTTTCTTCCTCTTCATAGTAAAATTTTACTACACCTAGACGAAACATTAACGCATCTTTGAACCAATCGTGTAAAATACGATAGCCTTCATTGTCGTGATTAATGATGTAGTTTACATAGTCTGAAATCTGGTCAGCCTTCTCAACGTCTTCTTCTGTTCTTGCGTTGAAGCGCACGTACTTATCATTGGCTGTAAATACTCGCATAAGTGATGGCATGATAGATTCGACTGTATCTGCGAACTCTGTAGAAATGACGGATGAGCGACCTTCAACCTCGTTACCAAGTTCCTCGCCCATGTAATAATCCTGAGCTTGTAACCTGTCTTCAGAGAAATGGCTGTCAAAATGATTAAGAGCATCTGTGATCTCAGAAGAAACAATACTCTTTAATGTGGTTTCATCCATTTCTTCAATTTCAGCCATTTTTTTTCCTTTTCGATTTTGAACCAAACAGGCATTTAGATTCGTTTACACACTTTTTTTTAGTGACACAATTATCACAGCTACAAAATATTTTTTCCGTTTGTTCAATATTGAGAACTTTTGGACGAGTCATAACTGTTATCATCTCTTAACCTTTTTGAGAACACTTGATAACATTTTAGACTGAGAGGCATGTTTTTTTGATGCCTTACTCAATCCTTTAGCTACTTTTTTTACTTTTGCTCTTTGTTTTTTTGACAGCATCTTTTTTGACTTTTTCTTTCTTTTCTACTGTTGTTCCAGTTGACCCAACACCAGATGTTGTTTTTACAGGAACTGGTTTTGTTATTGGTGTTTCAGTTGGTGTAACACCAATTTTATTTAATTTATTATGTCTTTCTTTTTCGTTCATTCTAATAATCCTAACGCACGTTGTTCAGTTGTTGTAAGGCTTGGAATCTCTCTGATAGCTCTATTGAATCTTGAGGATAGAACGCTTCCATCACTGAGTAAGCCCCCTCTATCTCCGCTTCCGATACTTGTGCCGCTTGAAAGTTGTTGTCTTCCAGAACTTCGGTCAAAGCGTGTTCCAAGCTTTTCTTCTGTCCTTGTGACAATCCCTGTATCCTTTGCCCCAAAACTTTCAACACTTTGTCCGACATAATCTCTAACTGCATTTGATCTATCATTATCATTTCCTCTCCATTTCATAATTACCAGATCAGGATTGCCCATTGATTCATCCCAACCCGACTTTCTCCATTGACTAATTAATGCTTTATATTTTCTTTCGCTACCACCAAATTTTGGATTTCTAACATATTTTTCATCGAAAGGTATTCTTTCTACCTCTCTAAAACCAAATTGACTATAATATTTTGGCAAAAACCCTTTAGGGTTTTTTTGGCTAGGAACGGCATAAGCATCTAAAACAGTAGCACCTTCTTCTATTGCTTTTAACATCGATGTAGGAACTCCCAAACTAGCCCCAGCTTGTCCTAGTTCATTGTTCATCACACCTACTATAGAAACTTCGTTAGGCGTTAATTCTGGGTTATCTATACCATATAATTCTTTATAGTCTGTATTTTTCTTCAAACCAAAATAGATTTTTCCTTCATTGCCATTTATATTTTTTACGGCTTGAGGATTTCCTATTCCTAAACCGTAGAAAACGAGTGAACCGTCTTGAGCACCTTTTTTTAACTCTGCTTCTGAATATGGGGTAAGAGTTTCTGACAACATATTATCTTTATATGCTCTTATGATTTCTGCATTTCCTAAACCGCCAGATTTCACAGATTGTTGCGTTGTTCTCCAATTACCGTTCATAAAATCAACCAACAGTCTTGCTTGTCTTGCTGAGGTTATAGCTTCAGGTGCTCCTTCTGGAAATAACTGTAGTTTTTCGGGTGTAACAGTTGTCTTTGGTAAGCTCATATTCATCATTCTCTGTAACCTAGAAGGTTGACCACCCCCTTCTAACCATTCTGCTACTTTTTCAGAAAATAAATCTTCCCCTCTTACTCCATATTTAATCTGAGCCACTGGCTCACCTAAAATTCCTATAGGATAAGATGGATGTGAAAAACCACCCTCTTTAGCTACATCTATAGGAGCTTCCCCTGTTAATCGTATAAGGGTGTTGCCCTGTAATGGCAAAACTCCAGCTTGACTTGCATCTATTGTATCAGACAAAATTCTATCAATTGAGGGTGCTCCTAGATTTCTACTACCAGCTTGATTTAAAATTAATGAGAATTGTTTTCTAGTTTCAAAAGTTTGTGAATCTAACCAATCAAATATTTGTGGGCTATCAATATCTGGTATATTAATTAATTTTGCAATATCAAGGTCACCAGAATTTGGTTTTTTGCCATCAGCTTTTTTCTTTGATATTGCATCTTGAGCTACTTTCCCTCTATCTTTTAATCTTTGTGTTAATTTTGAAACGTTTTCAGATGAAATTAATCCTTCTCTTATGTAGGATTGAACTTGTTGAGCAACTATATTTGCCATATCTCTGTTAGATAATTGTGAAGCGGTATCCATTGCTCCTATTATGCCGTACTTAGCACCTGACTGAGATATTCTCTTTGCTATCGCCTCATCCAAAGAAGCAAATCCCAAACCTTGCTCTACAGATTCCCTAGTTGTCCCAAACAATTGACCACCTCTCAAGCCTCTTGGTTGGTCTATCGGAGCTTCTGCCAATCCTTCATAAACAAATCCAGTTGCCATCCTATCGGCTGGAATAAAAACTATTTCCTCACCTAATAAAGTTTCGGCTGGAAATTCTTCTGTACCAAAAAAAGGTAATTCCTTCACTTGTTTGACTCTTTCATCTTCAGTTAACAAACCTAAAGATTCACCTTGAGTTGCTAATCTTCCAGCCCTAGCCGCCTTAGCCGCTGTTGCTGGTATAGCTAATGGCGGTATAACAGGACTTGCGGCATATAATACATCACCTAAACCGCCTAATAGCTGATACCCAACATCACCAAATCTGCCTTCTTTCAGTAAACTCATTGTGGAAGGTAAATAACCCTCACCTTCTGGATCAGCCATTAACCCCATCATTTCAGTAACCCCCGATGCTGGTAACATCAAAGCTCCGTATTTAGGGGCTTTTAAGAGAGCTTCCATTCCCTCTTTTCTTCTTTGAGCCTGACCTTCTGGAGATAGCTCATCAAAGTAAGGAATAGAACTCATCTGTAGCAAACCTTCCATCACGCAGACTTCCTTTTTCTACCAGAGGCGGTAACTGACCAGTTTACTCTTTTTCTACCTGTTTTCTTTTTTGCTTCTTTTTTGGAAATACGAGAGGCTACTTTCGCTGGTCGGCAAGCTGGATATCCTCTTTTCTCTCCTTTTTGCCGACCGCACTTTTTGCCAGTTTTAACGTCTCGCCAATCCTCATCGAACCACTTTCCTAATCCTTCTTTCTTAGCCACGAGATTTCCGTTTCACTCTGTTATCTTTACCAGACCAAGTGCCCCCCATAGCTTTATAACGCTTGGCTGCATAGGCATTAGCGTAAGCACTTGGATATACATCAAACTTGCGTTTTGCTTCTGCTTTTGCTTTTGACCAAAGGCTAGGGTTATTTGGTTTAGGACTTTTACTCGATTTATCTTTAGCCATAGCTTACTTTTTCTTCTTGCCTCTTTTATTTTTTTTCATAGGTTTTTTCATACCACGCATTTTTTATTCCTTTCTTTGACATAATTAATATCCTTTGTAGGATACAGTTTATAGTAGTCTGTTGTAAATAGACGCTCAGAAGCGTTAACCAAGTATCTCAAAGATTGCACAAATATCAACCCATAGGTCTCATCTATGATGCCTTCAAATTCTGGTGTTAACGCATCATCACTGGCTTCAGGGTGAAACCCCATCAACCAAATCTGTTCATAATCTTTATTATGAATATCAATCCATTTATTAAATTCAACGACACACATATTTTCGATATTATACCAAACAATAATCTCTAATTTGTCAGATTGAGGGTCAAATAATCTTTGTTTTTCTAATACAAGGTTTAAATCATCTGACTCAAAAATAGATACTTTTTTATCTTTCCAAGCTTTTTTTGCGTAAGGACAAGGGGGCAAACCACCAAAACTATCTGTCGGAACGTCTAAAACTTCTTGTGTCCACAGTTTTAGTTCACGTTCCACCAACACTACACTAGCTCCATTTTACTTTATCTGCCCAATAAGCCGCAGAACAATTGCCCTTGGCAATATTTTTAGCATGTCTTGCTTTAAAGGACTTGCGTTTCTTCTTCATCGCTTCGCTTTCGCCTTTTTTTGGCTTTCCAGCCGTTTTTGCGCCTTGTTGCCCAAAACGGATAGTTTTAATACTACCATCCGAACATTTAGCTACTACAACATGGCTTTTTGTTGGGTGGTTAGGCGTTCTTTTGGGTTTATTATACCCACTAACGCCAACTCTTTTTAATCTTGGGTCTTTACTCATTTCGGTCTCAATTTACTTAAATCTGACACATATTGCGTTATTTCTTGTTCATCCATTCCAAATCTATAACCAGACATGATAACTAGCCGTCCTAATGCTTCCATCGCTATACCCCAATCAACACTGTCAGAGCAATTCACCAATCCTTGTATATGATAATCTAACATTGTCTCAACAGAATCTACAAGTTTACCATGTATCTCAAAATTTCTTTCAAATTCTAATAATTCTTTTTGCTCTTCCTTCGTAGGAAATAAAATCACATTATCTTCCATCATACAATCCACCCCCTGTTAGCTGACAACCTTCGATTTGAATTATATCCTCTAGAATACCCACCAGCTATTGCCCCACTCTCAGCAAAACTAAGAACAAATGCGTCAGCTACGTCTGGCGATCTCTGACCTCGTTTTTTCATCTCGTCCTTACTTTCAACCTTTAACTTGCCAGAACTCAAATACTTGTAGCGAATACCACTTAATTCTGAAATTAACGTATCATCTTGTGGTATTTTAACATCTCTTCCTTCAAACCACTCCCTAGCGTTCCAAAACAATTCATCTCTTAAACGATTAAATCTGTCTTTTAAGCTAGGAGATTCACTCACCGAGATCGCAATGGCTGGTACATCTAGCTCCCTGAGCCTATCAGCAAGACCAGCTCCAATACCAATCGCATCAATGTAAATCGCTGTTGGTCTGAGCATATATGGGCACGCCTCATACTCACTCATCACTATCCCAGCCATTTCCATTAAGTCTCGCCCCTGATACGTTTTAATAGGCTCTAACAACACATTCCCCTGTCTTTTGGCTATTGCGCTCCTATCGCCCCCAAATCGGGCTACATCAACACCCCAAACAGTTGGCGTAGTAGGGCTTGACTCAATATCTCTCTTGACTGCTTCTTCAATCAAGTACAAGGGCAATAATACATCATCAGACTGCGTTGGAAACTGCCCTAACACCCTCACTCGATATACATTGCTCTCGACCCCATACTTGTCAGCCATATTCTCCAAAAACTGCTCCGAAACAGATGGACTATCCAAACAACTTACCGTCATTGTATGCCACCTATGACGCTGAGAATGATGGCTCTCAAAAAAGAACCCCTCAGACCTAGTAGGATTTCCACACATTACCGTTTTAGCCCCTTGTGTAGACATCGCACCTTCCCCAACCTGAAATACAACATCTGGAATACCACTCGCCTCTTCACAGATAAACAACATATTCTCACTATGAAACCCCTGTAACGCCTCTGGATTCTCCCTTCTACTCGTCCTTGCAACACAAAAACTATCTTGTGCGCCCTTTAAGCTTATCTTATCGCTTTTAAACTCCAATAACTCCCTAAACCCCTCTGGCAGCCCCCTTGCCCACTTATCTATCTCTGTCCAAAGAACATCCGAAAGCTGGTGAGCCGTATTTGCAGTAACCGCTACCTTGCATGGGTAATGCGTACACAACCACCAGAGAGCGAGCCATGACAAAAAAGCAGTTTTGCCAACGCCATGACCACTGGCAATCGAAACTCTGTCATTATTCGATATAGCTTCTAACGCTTCTCTCTGCCAATCAAACGGATTAACCCCAATTATCTCTTCCACAAATAAAACTGGGTTATCATGTAACTCAATTAACGTATCTGTGCTTTTCGATTTTTCGGTCTGGGGTGTCATTTATATCTCAAATAAAATGGGGGGTAGGTAGGATGGTATATTTTTTTTATTGCGCCACCGTGTGCGAAAAAAGGGGGGGTAATCGCTGTTTTGTCGCATAATGTCCATTATGGAAGACTTTTTTCTGCTTGTGATTTTGCTAAGTCTTTGTTTTTATTGACTTCTGTTTTTTGGTCACAACTATTGGTTGTAAAAGTGTCTGAAAATTGTGAAATTTTCTCACGCACGTGCGTGTAACGGTTAAGTGTTTTTATCGTATCTTCCAAGTATTTTTCAGATACCCAATCCAAATACCATCGATTTTTTAACCATTCTTCTTTACTCATTTACCACCCCATCAATCGTTTTATTTTCTATTTCTTTTCTCTTTTGAACGATTGTAGAAACACGTTTTAATTCCTCGATAAAGTTTGCTTTATGCTCCACCTCAATCTTCTGTGTTGCTTCGCCATATAGTCTTGGGAAAAACTTAGCCATGCGCCACTTTAAAGTATCAATCATCAATCTACCTTGATTATACTCCAATTCACCCTTCTCAACCCGATTTAATATTCTATCAATCTCTTCATCGATAGCAGTCGCTCTACTTTCTTGTGCTAAATAATATTTATTTCTGACTTCTTCATTTGCGTTCATCAGATTATAAAAAGCTTCATAGCTTGGCATATCATTATCTCTACCAATATCTCTGGCAGAGCGACCATCAATTGCAATTCTTCTTAAAAAAGTTTCGATTATTTCAGGTGTGAACTTCATTTATTATTAATATTATATTGCTCTAATTTTAATTCGTTAATGATATCGGGTCGGTTTCTTCTATAAAAATCTTTCATAACATCGCTCAAGTCATTCCACTCAGACAACGTTATCATTTTTCTTTCAAATCCTACTACCTTACTTTTATCCACCCATTTATCGCTCTTAGCAACCCCATAAGACTTCTTAGCCTCTTTACGACACCATTGTTGCCAAAATGCCTTACACGAAGCGTAAGACGCTTTATTTCCATTCTTTTCATTCCAGAGACGTATATCTTCTAAAATCTCTTCCCAGTCCAATCCTTTATCGGTTGCATATTTCTTATCATCGTTATCCAATTCATAATCAATCAAAAGCATTTTTTCTACTTTTTTCTTTTTCGGTAAATTAGTATTATCTTTATTTAGTAATATTCTTTCTTTAGTAAGTGTCGGATTTTCCGTATACGGTTTTTCCGTATACGGTTTTTCAGGACACGGTGTATCTGAGACACTGTAACGAGTTTCAGCAAATTTGCCATCGACCTTAATCTGCTCACGACTGACGTATCCATACTGCTCCAATTGCTGCAAAATTCGATATACTTTGTCTCTCCCATAATCAAAACGTTTGCGTAGCTCCGAGACCCTGACAACCCAATCATTAGGTTTGCTTAACAAATACACTATCAAGCCCAGATGTTCGGCTGACATGCGACTATCATTTATGAGAGCATTAGGAAGTGTTGAAAACTTCTCTTTCAAATCGCTCTTGATAATTAAACTATCACTCATCAAACAACCCCTGTTGCCTCGTATCCTTTTCACTTACCCACTCAATATCAACCAATTGATATTTACCTGTAAACTTAGATTGATGAAACTTTCCAGACGGTTTGAGCCTCTGTAAGTCCTCTGCATCTACAAACATTTTTTTATCTTTATGTGTAATCAAAAGACCCCCTTTTTTAATGGCATCACGCCAAATGTAATCTCGTATTGAAACGTACTTTCCTAAAAAAAGCTTATCTACTCTCTTCTCCAACATTTTTTATCTCCTTGAATTTGTTAATTTCATTACCCCAACTATCCCAACCCTGATTTATTTGTCTTGAAAACAATTCGATTCTTGGTAAGTCACCCACCAACTTTACAATACAATCTCTAATACAATCTGGTTTTCTAGAGTGTTCCCTGATAGGGTCATAAATCAATTGATGTACGCCTTTACTTTTTCTCTTAATTTTTCCCTTCGTGCCAATTAAACAAATCTCACTATTGGCTCTAGTCCAATGTCCTAACCCATAAAAACTATCAAAAGAATCTAGTGGCAAAAACGAATACTGGTTTACTGGAAAATTTTTGTTGGTTTTTACCCAAACGAACCCACAGGTTTTATAAGTAAAACCCCAACTTTTGATTGTTTCTATGCCCTCGATTAGATTAGGAAAAGTTACCCAAAGAAATAAAATACAGTTATCATGGCATATTTCAGACACTGGTAACTCTTTTATATCAATCAGGCTCATGGTTTTGTAATGAGATGATGCGGTTCTCTTTTGTCCCTTTTTACTCCAAGTACGATATGTCCAAGGCGGATCAGCATAAATGATATTGTATTTTTTGTCTGGAAATTTATTAATCATAACCTTTTTGCCAACAAATCTAATAAATCCTCAAGGTCAATAACCGCCAATGCTCTGTTTCTATCCTCACCAACTACCAAAATGTCTGCACCTTCGAGATGCTTATACAAAAACTTAAACCCAGATTTTCTTTTTTTAGCCTCAATAACCCAAGTTTCTCGACCTACCTTAATATGCACATCGCCTTTAAATCCACTTGCAGAGCCGCTTAAAGGCACTCTGTTGGCTGTTAAATCACGCACTCTGGCTTTATCAACAATGTCTCTCTCAAACCGTGAACCCTTTTCTTTTTGACGATTAGGCATCTGGAAAACTCTTATGCCAGTCATACGTTGTAATTTGTTTATTACTCCATTTATAAATTCGTAACATCATCGTTCCGCTTGGTAATGCCTTTGCGTAAATGTATTGATGTATCGCTACTGGGCTAACTTTTAGTTGTCTCGCAGCATCCGCTTGAGTAATACCCTTTGATACTAGGTATTCTGCCAAATTCATGCAAATCTCCTTAAAATACATTTAATAATATTATTAAGTACATATTATTTTTTTCTTGCACCGTCAAATGAAATCGATTATTGGTTTTTTATGACAGCAAAATTGAAGTCTTAGTAATTTACTTAACAACTATACTTTTAAGGCATCAGAGCGCAGAAGAGCTGTCAGACGGAATCATTCAGCCGTGGTAAACTTCTGCGCTCACAAGGGAGAGAAAAATGAGAGATGCAATAACAAATTTTGAGGAACTAAAATTAACGCATTTTAGTCCATCCCAGTTACTTAAACCCCTAGCAGTTTGGATGTTTCAATATGTTGCGTTGACTGCTGAACAAAGAAGCAAAATAAAAGTAGGCTACAAGGCTCGGTACGGCACAGCAGTCCACTTTGGTATTCAAAAAGTAGTGGCAGAAAGATGGGAGATGGAGAAGGCTGTTGAGACCTGTCAGACATTATATGACTTGCGTGAAACTTCTAAAAAAGATGATGAAGTATTCAGAGCCTATCGTGAAAAAATTGCCCCTTGTATCCAAAATGGGGTAAATGAACTACAAAAAAATCTACAAGATTATGAGATTGAGAAATCAATTAAGTTAGAATTACCTGATTTAGTGCTACCAATAATCGGATTTGTAGATTTTATTTCAGATACAGAAGTTACTGATTTGAAAACAAAAATTGGCAACTTACATAAGCCAAAAAAAGATGGCACACGCACTCTCGGAAACATCAAATTACCAACCGAACCTATTGAGAGAGATATACAACAAGTGGCTATTTATCAAGCTGCTACTCATGTAAACCCTTCGATTATTTATGTATCACACAATGATTGTGTAAGATTTGATAAAACGAATTGCGAAGCATTTCACCAATCAAATCTTGATGATGCTGTAGAGAAAATGCGCCAAAGGGCATTAAAACGACAGAAACTTATTGCCGTTAGCAATGACCCTTACGTCCTTGGTGGTATTTTAGAGGCTGACTTCGATCACCCTTTTTATTGGGATGATGAAGATAATATTGAATTAGCAAAGGAGATTTTCAAGGTATGAGCATACAACAAGCGATGGCTGAGGTAGCCAAACTTAATGAGGGTGGAGTCCGTGTGCAAGGTGGCAAGAAATACACAATGGTATCCACTCGGATTGAAGCATTTCGTAAAATTCTTGGATTAGACTTTGGTATTAATTCTGAGATATTGGTTAACGATGATACCAGAGTTGTGATGAAAACAACTATCTGGGATAAAAATGGTTTTCAGATCGGTTGCGGTCACGCAGAAGAAATTCGGGCTCATGGTAGAGTTAATAAAGTTAGTGCCATCGAGAATTGCGAGACAAGCTCATTGGGTCGTGCTTTAGCAAGCATAGGTCTCAGTGGCAATGAATTTGCTAGTGGTGATGAATTAATTGCCGCTGCTAATAAACTAAGCACTCTGCATGAAAACCTTGAACAAAAGGAAAAAGAGTTTGAGGTGAGACAGAAAGAAAACAATGCAGAGCTTAAAAAAATTGAAATAGAAATTGTTGAAGATGAACAAATAGATAGCCTTACAGATTTAGAGTTTGCACTATCACAGAAAAATTCAACACAAGAATTAATGGAAGTTTTTAAACAGAGGTCAGATAGAGATTGGTCAAGTGAAGAAATAGAAATTTTTACACAAAGAAGGAAGGAAATTGAAAATGAATAGTTGTGTTTTTGTTGGAAGACTTGGCAGAGATGCTGAGTTAAAAAATGTAAATGATTCTAGTTTACTTGTTTTTAACGTAGCTTCAAACGTTGGTTTTGGAGATAAAAAGAATACCATTTGGGTCGAATGTAACTTGTGGGGTAAAAGAGCCGAAACACTGCATAAATATTTGAAAAAAGGCACAACTGTTACTGTTATTGGTGAGTTGAGTGAGAGGCATTTTACAGGCAATGACGGTGTTGAAAAGAAAAATTTAGCTCTAAAACTCGGCAATGTAAGTTTTGCCACAGAAAAGAAACAGAACGTGCTGGACGATGAAATACCGTTCTAAGATTCATGGGGGTAGATGCACAACACCTAAACTTCTGCCCCCCACGAAAGAAACTTTCCAAAAAATTATAGAGACTGTGCAAGAGATTACAGGCATTAGAACAGAAGAAATTCTTGCGTCTAGTCGTGTAAAAGAAATAGCTTTTGCTAGGCGAATGACAGCATTTTTATGTCGTGACATGTCGTTGATGAGCCAAAGTCAAATTTCGAGTTTTATGAATTTAGACATTACTTCTGTAAGTTACATGATTAGAAAAACCACAGATAGAGAAATGGATGATGATTTAACTGTATTGACAAAAGCCTACGATATAATCTTTAATAAAAAAAAATTTGTGGGTAAAACAACATTGGGCAATAATTCAAAAGAAAAAAACCTTGTTTTGTTTGGACTTTACGATGATGGCATACTAGTTACAATTAACAATAAAAGCACAAAAAAAACGATGACAAGTGAACAGATGGTTGACTTGGCTATAGGTTTATTAGAGAGGTCTCGAAATCCGCATATATCGAGGAAAAAACCCAGTAATTAACAATAATAGTATTGTTAGGTTTTTGTTTGATGAGTTGCATCGACAAAGATGCACTGAAGCAGATTTTTCTGAGCGTACAGGAATTAACCCAAGCACACTTAGAGGTTGGCGTACACGTTGTAATCCAAGAGTGAATGATTTAAATTTTGCTTTAAATATTTTAGGATATGAATTAAACGTTAAACCCATGAAAGCAAAAATCCATGAATCTTGAGAAATTAAAATCAGAAATTATCCTTGAAGAAGGAAGCGTGAAATCAGTGTATCTGTGTAGTGCAAATCATCCAACGTTTGGTATCGGACATTTAATAACAAAAAATGATCCAGAGTTTGGTCAACCAGTTGGTACAGAGGTATCTGATACAAGAGTCCAAGAAGTCTTTGAAACAGATATAAGTATTGTTATTAAAGATTGTGAAATGCTATATCCTCAACTTTACGATCTGCCAGAAGAAGTTCAACATTGCATAGCAAATATGTGTTTCCAACTGGGCAGACCAAGATTGTCAAAATTTAAAAAAATGAAAAAAGCAATCGATGACAGAAATTACGAGTTGGCTGCTTCTGAGATGTTGAACTCGCTTTGGAGTAAGCAAACCCCAAATCGTGCTAATCGTTTAGCAGACAGAATGAGGAAGGCGTATGATTCAAAAGAAACTTGAGAAAGATTCAAAGTATAGCTATTTAGATGCCGATGGTGATGGAGTTGTTGACGATGATGAAATGCGTCTGCATGAAATCGAGATGGCAGACAAAAAAGAAAATGCCAAACTTAGAAAGTTAACAGCACAAAGAAGGATGGCAACAGCGGTACTTATTTTTATGGCAGTTTACACTTTGCTAATGTTTGCACCATTCATTCCAGACTCTCGAATAAAATTACTAACGGATTTGAGTAATCTTTTATACATCGCTGGTAGCTCTATTGTGGGAGCGTATATGGGTGTATCAGCGTTCATGAGTAAACAGTGACTGATATACACCACATTGTTGAAATTGCTTATGTTCTAGTAATTTCTATGTGGGGTCACACTGGGGCTGAATGGCACTACATTGGCAATCAAATTGTTTTGCAACAACCGATGACGTTAGAGCAATGTGAATATTTAATTAACGAGAATATGTGGCAAGCATTTTATAATAATGAATATTATAAATTAATGGCTCATTGTCACCCAGAGGAATAACACATGATAGGTATTATTGGTAAAATATTAGGGTCAGATAAAATTATTTCTAAAGGTATGGATTTAATTGATTCCATGCACACTTCTGAAACAGAAGCAATTGAAGCAAAGACGGCTCAAAAGGTGGAGCTATTAAAAAGTTATGCACCGTTCAAAATTGCGCAAAGATATTTAGCGTTGATGTTTGGCGGTACATTTCTTCTATCTTTTTTTCTGGTGTTAGGCATGACTTTATTTGGTTATGGAAACACGTTCACTATTAAAACAGTCCTTGATGACTTTTACATAGGTGAAATAATGTTATTAATTATTGGCTTTTACTTTGGAGGAGGTTTAGCTGAATCTATTAAAAGGAAACCAAAAGACTAATTTTCTGGGATACAAACATACACGGCTATGCCCTAAAGCCTGTGTATGGGCTCTAAAACGCAATTTACGATATAAATTAAGAGAATATTTGTGATTTTACGATACGTTCCCCATGAAAAAGTAGAATCATTTAAAAAAAACGGATGGGTTTTTAAAAGTTATATTTTAGGACATCATGGCGATCATGCAGTCATTATGCAAAAAAAAAGCCCAAGAAGGGAGGACAACTTGGGCTTTTACAGGAGATCGTAAGCTGAGAGTGACTTACACTATTAGTTATAATTCTCTAATTGCTATTTTGTAAACCCCCCATATTGTTAATTTTTATCTTGGAAATTTCCAAGTATATTTAACTTTACCATCACCATCGACTACTGGTGCGTGTCTTACTTTTTCTTTGTGTCTCACTTTTTCTTTTGGACAATGCTGATTCCAAATTTCAAAATCAATATCAATGTCTTCTTGCAGCTTGATTAATTCATTTCGAGCCTCATTGCCCTTGGTATACACGCTATGATCATCGCTATGCTCATACCACCAATCATGATATTTTAATCTTTTTATATAATCATTCTTTTTAACAACTCTCACTACATTTCTAAAATTATCGTATGGTAAAATCTTAATATGATATACGTTTTCATATTTACCAGTAGAGACCGTAGGATAACGTTTTTTAATAGCCGACATTAATTTCATATTTTCTTTAGCGTCGGTGACTATTAAACAATCTTCTGGTTGCAAATCATTTAAAAATCTTAGCTGTTTACCTTTTTCCAAATTCACTTCTTTATCATTCAAGACAATCATCTTCTTCTCCTATAAAATAAAAACAAATATCATGATCAAATACATTGCTACAAAAAATGCGGCTGTAGCCATAAATTCTAAAAATATTTCATACCATTTCATTTACTTACTCCTTCTCTCCCTTCTGGGGGCTATGCCCCCAAATTCTCTCTCTGAAATGATTGCTCTAAAAAATCTAAGGCTGTTAAACAATCCAACAAATGTTGAAACTCTGATTTTGT